GGCCAGAGCCTTCTGAGTTGAAGACTCAAGAACTGACATATAATCAGCATCAGAAGGAAATGCAGTCTTTGCACCAGCCCAATCATAGCCAGCTGGATGTAGTACGTAACCCCAGCGATGCCAAATGGTTGTCACACCGCCGCCATGGTATTTGTTACCATCACGGGTGATTTCAACATCATCAGGTACTAAAAGTGATTTCATTGCAAGAGCACCTGGCAGTACAATAAAGCTGCATTTGGTACCAACGATATTTACACCAGGACCATCATTGATACGATCAAGTTCAGTTGCTGAAAGACTCTGAGTTGCACGCGTTGGAATTAAACGGAATTTACCATTGAAAATAGTGCTAAACTCAACATTACCATCAACAACCTTAGTCTGATCAACCAGATTTGCTGATCGGAAAGATGCCATAAGAGAAGGTGATGTTACTAAGTATGCATAATCAGGCTCATAATCCTTCCAAGCCATACCAATAGCCTGTAAGAATCCCTCAGCTCGTGCTGCACCCTGTGCTGTTGTACTTGCTGCAATAACAGGAAGGGCAGCTCCAAGATCTACATAAAAACCATACTTTTTATCAGTAGGATCATTATCAAAAGTTTGGCCGCCAAGACCTGTTGCACCGGAACCTGCAGATGCACCATTTAATGCTTCTGTAATAGCAACACCCTTTAAAATTGACAGAATGGCATTATGCTCATCCTGTGCACGAGTCTCAGCGAAATCACGCCCAATCTTTGCAAGACCATCCTGCTGAGTTACCACTTCCTGCATATTCACCTTATCTGCGCCGTGAGTACGGACAGACTTGATATATGACAGAAAATCTGAAGTATATGTAGTCTTTGAACCATTCGTATCATCTGTAAGAGATGCAACGTTAATAGTTGGATTTAAAGGTTTAAACCAACGCATCTGACCAACAAAGGTTTCAGTCTTTACGTCAATCTGAGGATTATCACCAACAATACCAGTACCTGACAGCTTTTTTGCATTAGTATAAGCTTCGTCAGTATAGGCACCAATTGCTTCCTGGAGAGCAAATGCAGTGGCGCCAGCTAAACTTACTGTAGCAGTCATTCTTTATCCTATTTACGTTTTCTTAATGTACCCTCAGCTGCTCTCTTTAACACTTCTTCTTGTGATAATTCGAACACTGAGCCTTGTTTCTTACTGGAAGTACCACCAGATCCACTGGATCCCGGACCACCAGGGCCACCTGTACCAGAACCAGAATTTTGTTTAGACTTAAATAAGAAAGCATGATCTTCTGACTTTTCTAATGTTTTTACAAAGTCTCTGACAGATATTCCGCTACGATGCACCCATACATTATTTTCATCACGAACCAATTGTCCTACAACTTCCTGAAAAGCTAATTCTAATGCTTTTTCATTTCGAAAATTTAATGAAGATAATGCCATGCGTAATTCGTTATCGCGTGAAAGTTCCAAATTTTGTTTTTCTAACGCTTCACGTTTTACACGTTCTTCTGCCAGTTGAAGCTCAAAAGCTTCTTTATGCTTTCCTTCTTCTTTTAATCTAGCTAATTCTAGTTCACGTTCTTTCTTTTCATGTTCGGCAACTTTCTTTAGAGCAGTATCACGTTCACTATAAGCTTTATCTAACTTTTCTTTAATAGGCTTTAAAGCCTCTTCAACACCCTTTTTCACAAGTTCATTTAAATCAGGTTGGTTATTTTCTTTCTGCTCATCATCTTTGCCGACATTTTCATTTTCATCAGTCATTTTATATACCTTTTGAGTACAACTCAAAATTAGAAATAAAGATACAATCTTTATTTGTTAAACCAGTATTAAATTCTTAATCATCACACCTGGGTTAATCTAACAAATTCTCTTATTAATTTACACCATACCAACCATAATCATTATCATAATTAAAAGATATATCTTTTAATATATCCTCTTTTGTTAAAATATCTTTTTCAGTTAAAGTTTTTCCACCAATTTTTGATTTACCAGGAACAGGTATAATTCCAAGTTCAATTGCTTCATTTAAATATTGCTTATACAATGCCTTCGGTAAACCTCTTGCACGCATTTCATCTAAAATATCTTTGGTAATATTACGATCAAGTGTCTTTGCATAATTCTCACGAAGTGCTTGACGACCTTTTAACATATCAGTAATATTAGTGAAGAAAGCATCATGAATTGTTGCAGTATCGATTTTTTCAGATTTACCCCATAGATGAAAATTTTTAACTAAAGTAGCATCATTGGAATGATTGCCATTAACAGCATATGCAGTACGTGCTTTAGTCACATCTGCTATGTCATTAATTTTACCATCTTTATTAATTACTTGTTCCCACCAAGTTGCTTCAGTCTTTTGAGGAATATTTAATATATTAGTTTGCCAATTACCAAATTTATCTTTATATAATAATCTTTCTTCAAATCTTTGAGTAAAATTCTGTTCTAATACTTTTCCATCAAAATTAACCCAAGGAACATTAGTCCAACTCTTTGGTAATTTATTAGCAGTAAATACTTCAATTTCGTAAACGTTAGCTACTTGTGCAATTTCAATTTTAAAATATTTAGCACCGGTACGCCGATGTTCTGGTAATTTTACACCATAAATAATTTCACTCAATGTACCATCAGGTTTCCAGAATCCAAATCTTTTTAAAACTTTTTCTGATAATGCTTCATTTGCTTTTATACCAAGAATTTCACTTATTCTTGGTGGTAATCTATAACCTGTTTTTCTTTCACCTAAAATTTCAGATTTCGCAATCGATTTCCAATCAAAATTACTGTCTGAAGGTTTTGCATTATTCAGAAAATCTTCTGCCAATCTTCCATAAAATTTTGTAAAACTTTTAAGAATAGGTGTCTGTTCAGCTAAATGTTCACTCATTATCATTGCTATATTTTTAAAATCTGTTGGTGTAACTACTTTATCATATGAAGCAGACATTTTTTCAACTAAATCATAGGTTTTAGAATCTAAAAAATATAATTGTTCAAGAATATCATCACCAGGATCAATACCCTTATTGAAAATATCCTTGACATTACTACGAAGTGTTTTTAATTCTTCATACGTTTCTGGATCCCATTTTTCATAACGTGCCATTCTTGCAGAAATTTCACTTAATACTTGTTCACGTTCAGAAGCTTTTACCACTAAAGTATTTGATTCCTTCTCAAGAACCTTTGATAATTTACCCTCAACATTCAATGCACCAGTTCTTTCACCGGCACCATAGAAAGTTCATAAATAGGAGTAGCCATGATCTTTACGTCTTATACGCTTAGAGATCGTGGAAGGGTGAATACCAATCACCTTTCCGGCTTCACGGATTGATTCAAAATTTCCAAAGGGTGTTTTTACACCCTTTTTTAAATGTTGTGCATTTCTACCATCTGGGTCAAATCCTTTTATTATGTTATCTTTCCAATAATAACCTTGATGTAATAACTTTTTACTACCTGCTTTCTTGGATATAATTGCCTTGCTAACACCATGAGCCTTTGCTGCTGCAGCTACTGTAGGAAATTCACCAAGTGGTGTTATAACTCCTCTTGCTAATAGTGAATTATCACCACTAACAGCTTCCTTGGCAATCTGATACATTAAAGGTGTAAGTCTTATATTATTTCTTGTACACATTGTTGCATAAGAAATCTTTAAAGCCTTAACTTTCGGAAAAGCTTTCATTAATAGCCAATGCGCCAATAAATGTTGTCTAGCATTTAAATACACAAGATTTCTATAAATATCTTTTCCACCCATACATTTTGGTAGTATATGATGTCTTTCAAAATAACCTTTTTCAGGTTTTGAAAAACTACCATATTTATCGATTAATGCACAATAATGCTTTTCATAATTCACAATAACTCCTGGATATATGTTACCATATAGATCAGACTATCTGTTACGTCGACATCCTTTCGGAATTGTACGCCACCGCGCTTCAGAACTTGGTTGTTCTTACAGACTTCATAACCCGAACTGGGTCGTATGTCTTAGTCGTTGCACCTTCAAGAGTGTTCCCACTCGAGCTTGGCTCAGGATTGCCCCATAAGGGTTTCCCTGAATTCACGATGTTTATACATGGCAACTCTCTACCATGTTTTGAGCTTTAGCAGCCTTACGCAAATCTTTCTCAGTTAATCCAAGTTTCTTATTTATCTTTTTAAAACGAGAATCATTATATGTAGTCGCTGCAATTTCATCATATAATCGCTTTTTATATGAAGTAGGAATTACATTACTAAGTTCTGCTAATTTTTTATTTTTAGTGGTTAAAGCAATAATTTGAGCGCCTGATGAAGAAGCATCTTGTTCCATTGCAAGAGCTGTTTTATAATTAGATAATAATTTAAGATTTTTACCAGTATAATTGCCTTTTAAGTAATTATCAATTTTTGCAGATTCAATCGCCAATCTGAAAAATTTACCAAGTTCTTCTCCGTCGATCATTTGTACTATTTTATTGTCAAGAATCTTTCTTATATCATTTGGTTTACCACGAAGCATTTGATTCCCAATAGTAACAAGCTCGGATCTCCATTTAATTGCTATTTTTTGTCTACCAGTAAAAGATAATGAATTATATTTACCTTCAAATCTATCATCCAACCCACCTAAGAAAGATCCAATTTGATCTTGAAAATTTTTAAAATCTAATTCACTAAAATTCTTCTCTACTGCTGTATTTAAAAAAGGTCTGAATGTTTCACCTGCTTGTGGTCCAATAAAACCACGTTCATAAATACGTGCACGATGATCAATAAATTGATTATTGGAAAATGATAAATCATTATTTCTCAGCCATTCCATTGCTTTAAAACGTTCATAAGAGTCACCACGAGATGCAATATATTTGCGATATTCATTTAATTCATTATAGTGTTTTGCTTTACCCTTATCATCTTCAAAATATAATAATTTTCTTATAAAATCATGATAATCTTTATCAATTTTAAATTTAGAATTTGAAGCCCAATTTAAAGCATTTACAAAATCTTTATCAATAAATTCTTCAGGAAAATCACTAAAACTTGAAGTTGAAGTAATTGGTATACGCGTATCTGTATAACCAAGAATACCACGATCTATCCAATATGTTTTATAACCTTCACGAATAATTAATCTATTCTGATTATTTGAAAAAGGAATTCGCAGTCCAATATCAATTTTGCGATTTAATTTAGAATACTCTACAATCCTTTCATCTATTAATCTTAAATTATAAGAGGATATATCATATTTAGGTCCAAAGTATTGTCCACTCATTCTACTTTTCATTCTACGCTTCTGTACACCATACGTTTCAATTTCAAAAAATTTTTTTACATTTTTAGCTTCAAGTAATGAAAGACCTAGTTCATACCATTTATTTCTATTACCATTTAAATTAGCTAAATTATATAAATCACGTCCTAACGATATTGCAAAATCATCACGATCAGGCATATCAGCAAGTGCTAATCTATGTGCAAATTTCAAATAAAATTGTTGAAGATCACTTTCAGAGAGTCTAGTACGAATAATTGGTGGTATTCTATAATCAAATACATTTCTTAATTCACGAGCAATTTTTGGTGCAACTTTATCTTCCCATCTATTTCTAGCTATAATATTATCTATAAAGGAATCATGTAAATCTTTTAATTGAATAGGTCCTAAAATTGGATCAATGAAGTTATCCTGAGTTAATTTTTTGAGTATATCTGAATTTTTACGTATTTGTGTTTCAATTGTATCAGATACATTCATAACATCAAATTTTATTTGAGCTTGAGATACTGCTTTAAAATTACCCCATAATTCTTTATTTTCACGTTGTCTACCAAAAATAATACGAAGATTATCTGCAACAACTGCACGCTCATTAATACCCATTCTACCGTCTAAATCATTAATAAAATTTTCAATAAAAATTTTATCTCTATTTAGTAATTTATCACTTTCTTTAACAAGTTTCAAATTATTTGATAATACATAAGGATTTGGTTGATATAATCGAACATCATCATACCTTCGTGTTATTGGATTATATAATAATTGTTTTTCATTGGGAGGTGAAATCAAAACTCTATTCTTAACTGCTTTCTTTACACCAATTAATGTACCGCGATAGTTTGTTAAAGAGAGCATACCATCCAATTCTGTAGATTGTAGTTGGTAATAATCTAATAGTGTTTGACGTAATTTATTATCATTTATAAAATCATCTGGAGTTATAGCACCTAAATGCATTGCATCGAGTTTTTCTTTTGCAATCGCAAATCGTGCAGTATCTCCTGGAATTACATAACTAGAATCACTCATTTTACGTAAATCAGTAATACCTATTGATTTACCTTTTTCATTGGTAAATTTATTAAGATGAATTTGACCTTTTCTAAATAAATCTAACTTTTGATAATCTCCAAGATGTTTTAATTGAACTTCTCTTGGTTGTCTCATTAACCATTCATTATACGATTCATGCATTGGAGTTTGACCATCATAGAAAGCTATTTGTTTTTTAGTTAATCCTGCAAGATTTCTTTTACGAACTTGTGCTACATTTTCCAACTTAGAAAGATCTTCCCATGATTTGAATACAGGAATTGTGGTTGATCTGCAATAATAATGTGCAGGTGGTAAATGTACAGTATCTTCTGGAGGATAAATAGTTCCATCTCGATGTGCACATAGAGGTGTTGTTCTGGAATCTAATACCGCAACATATTGCCAACCAACAATTGCTTTTTTATTTGCTTTAAATATTTCATGATCAATTGAACTTTTAACATGAGTAATTGCAGTAACAACCAATGCTTTTGAATGGAATTTCGTTATTTTAAATGCACTTGCCTTTCGTACTTCATCTGCAATACGATCAACAGTAAAATTCTCTGCAATACCTCTACGAATTACAGCTTCAATTCTCTTACGTTCTAAATTGGCTATTCCTTGCCATCCTTGTTCTAATGTTTTCTCTTTATATAAAGGACGCTTAAGTACTATATCTTCAGCTATAGATATGGACGGCCTTTCTACCGTCCACACCTTATTCATTGTTTCTGATAACACATTATGAGTAAATGATAATTGATCTTTAGCTAATTCATCCAATGATTTTTTTGAAATATTAAAAGTCTCATGAAACGTTCTTTTAATATCTTGATCAATTGCCTCTCTTAATTTTTCAAAACCTCTTTGAGATCTATGTGCATCCTTAATGAGTTTATCAACACGAATGGCATGACCATCTACAATCAAATCTATTTTACCATTTATGCGATGCTCATAGAGACGTATCATTGCTGCTCTATTTAAGGTTTTATCATAGATTTGTGTATTGGCATTAATTACCATAATTACCTCATATGATTAAATACTATATTCTCTTGATCCTACTACTGTAATTTCCGGTAAACTTTTAATTTTTGATTTATTTACATATCGCTTAGTAGGCCCGCTTGATCTTGCTTTAGTAGATGGGATACCACGGTTAACACTCGCCATCATTCTGGCACCAGCAGTGCCATAAGTTGATGGACGTTTGACTGCTACACTACGTGCTTTATTTTTCTTACCAAGTGCATATCTGCGTGATGGAGAGGTAGGACCGACACGCTTATTATAGGATTTATTCTTATATGTCTTATATTTAGTTTTTAATTTACTCCAAGTAGATTTAGCTTTTGATTCGAGTTTTGCTGATGTAGATTTAGCTTTTGATTTTATTTTACTTACAGTCTTTCCTACACTAGTACCTATCCGTTTACCTTTAAACTCATACTTTCTACCAGACTTTAAAGAGCCCATTCGTGCACCACCAATAGCACCTTTAATGGCAGCACCACTGACTAATTTTGCTGTTTGAAAACCAGTCATTTTACTTCGACGAGCTCTTCCTAATGCACCACCACCTTTAGTACCTGGTAATCCTCTAACCATTGTTTTAGCACCACGAATGGCACCAGAAACAGTTCCTACAGTCTTATCAACAGTTTTACCAACTTTACCACCGACTGTATTCCACTGATTTTTACCAAGTGGATTATTTACAGTACCTTTTGGCGGACCTTTTTTCGACATTTTGTTTTCCTTTAAAAATTAAATGCCTTCTTCGTTGATCGATGTATTTAATTGATTTTCAACGTCTTCAGTTATCTCTTCACGACCTTTAATATCATCATAATCAGATGGTAACATTTCATTAGCTTTTAGTATTGCAATCCAAATAGAACGTGGAATTAATCCTTGTTGATACCATTCAGTGACTAATCTTAACCATCCTGCTTCAGAATACATTGGATTAAAATCAGATGATAATGAAAACTTAATATCATTTGATTCTAATTGAATACCATAACGCCACTCAATCATAAATGTAATGATCTGCTTCATGGTTGCACTGACTTTACTATTGAGAGAGCCTAATTGTGCAGCATGAGCAGCATTTCGAATTTCCAAAGCAATACCAGGTTGCATGACTTCAGGTGCCATCATTCTGACACCTAATTTAGCCATTTCTTCTACAGTGGTGACGATTACACGATCCATATCCGATAATGCACTCGTTGGTGTTTCCAATACACCAATTTCTGAACCATTTGGTAAATGTAACCATGAACCTAATCCACTAGAAACTATATTGCTAAATTCTTCATCAGAAACATCACCAATAATATAGGGTGTATACGTTGATGCACCATATAATAAATGATTTCTGCGACTAAGTTTATTATATAAACTTACTTCTTTATCAATCAATGGTAATAATACAGGTAATTTAGTTTCCACAGTTCCATTTAAAGGCCATGCAGGAATAAAAGTTAGACGCTTACCATGAAACAATATATTTTCATTTACCTCAATTTCTTTAAACATTAATCCTTTTTGAGATATAATATCAATATGTTCTTGACCCGCGATTATAGGGATATTGGATTCAAAAACTTCTTTTCTAAATTTACGAATTCTATAATAACCTTCATGAATTTCATGCACATATACTGTCTCAAAGATTTCAGGATGAAACTCATTTTTTTCAGTAAATTCTTCTTCGCGAACTCTTACAATAACCCTTTTTAGAATAGTTTGTCCTTTTAAATCTTCACCCATAGTCCAATTAATAATATTTTCTGCTTTGTATAAGACGGGATATGGTTTATATTCTGCTTTTTCTTCATTTGAAAGATCTTCAATAACATAAGGGTAATCTACAAAAATCCATGCACGACTTGTTTGAATTTCTTCCCATAACGCATTATCAAGAAAAGATATTAAAGATGAACCATCTTTACTAAAGTCATTCATAATCCACTCATAAATTTCTTTTAATAATTCAGAATCAGAAAATGAAAAACTTGGTGATTTTCTCAATAAACTACTAACAATTGTTCTGGAAAATTGTGCAACAATACCAGGTAATTCTGCTTCTGCTTTGTAGAAGTTGTATTGATTATTCGTCATCGATGGTGAAAATGGAATTAACAAATTATTTTGAAAAGTTAAATCTATACCATTATCATAGTCTTTGGCAAAACGCTCCCCATTACATATCGCTCTACATTTTTCCCAAATCTTTGCAAGCGATTCATAAGCAGCGTTTGGATCTGCCACAGTCTTTACAGCTGCTTGGGCAGCATTAATTATTGCCATTTCAGCCTCTTAGAAGTCGATTAAAATCCGCAATAGTACCTTCAAATTTATCACCCATTCGACTAGTGGCATAAATTAAACCACCACCTTTATCACTGAGTGTAATATTCCAAAATGCTGCACATTTTTCTTTAAAGGCAGCATGGATTATTAAATCGTCTGTTGGCTTAATAGTTTCATTTTCAATCTTCAATGAAATATCCTCAACCAAATCTTTTTTGATTTTAATCATATTAGATTCCCAATAACATAAATTTACTGCTGGTATAAGATTCACCTGCAGCTGTCTTTTTGTAACTGAAATTACGTTTTCTTAAGTGTAATAGAGGAGGTTCATCAGTTGATGATTCCGGACTATTAAGTATAGTTAGAATATTACCATTTATAATATCAATATCTGAAGTATCTCTTCCAAAATATGGTGCATAAAAACATAAAGATGTTGGTTTAACTTTCAATGGAGATAAGCCTTTAGCCAACATCAAAATTTCATTCTCAGAAAGAGCAGTATCCCATACTGCAGGTTGTGCAATATAAGTATTACTCAGATAACGGGTATTACCACCAGATGTTCCAAAATAAATAGACGCAGCACCATTTACTGTTTTAGTTGAAGTGTTTGAACCTTTACTAGCACCATTAGTATATGCAAATCTTGAATTTGTTGCAGCATTTACCACACAAGCATGGTACCAATTACCAACAACCAATGTTGCAGTTGATGTAGCATGTGAAGAACCACCACTATCACGTAACAAAAGTCCTACACGATTTGGTGCACTTCTTAAAATTAAATTAAAGCCTTCAGAATCATCATCTGTAGGTGAGTAACCCATAACATTCATGTCTGAACTTACATTATCTGTAAGTTTAATCCAACATGCCATAGTAATTAGATGAGCATCACTACTCGGAAAACCTACAACGTCCTCACAATAAACTCTATCATTACTTCCACTGAAGAGCCTTGACATTAGGTATCGGAGTATTCAACCCCGACCTCCACTATTAAACAATCACCAGTCATTGTGTCACTACCATCAGATACTTTTCGAGCCAGTTTCAAGATGGCATAGTCATTTGTTGCAATAGAATCTAAATTAGAAAGTGTTATGCTAAATTCATGAAGCCTTTGACCTGTAGTACCTAAGTGTGTATCGCTGGCAGTATTCTCTGATCCAAATGCTTTAGTTTCAATATCCGTGCTATCAGTATTTGCTGTGATACAAGCTAGACTGGCACCGAATGTTACACCACCAGAAGATGCTGTATCAGCATACCATTTTAAATTGATGGTTAAGTTTCCTGAACCATAATCCATAGTTGGTACTTGGAAGTATACAGTTTCTTCTGTCGCTGCATCAAATGCCAAAGAAGCTACCGGAAAATTTGTACCTGCCACTGCACTATATTGAGCAAAGTTGCTCGCCGGGAAGAATGCATCTGCTGCTTGAAATCTATGTTTAACGGTAGCCATTAGACCTCCACATTAAAGCGTTCAGTTATTACATGAAGTAATAACATTGCTTTTTGTCGTCGTGTCAGTTCACCACGAGCTGGTTGTGGAATGGATTGGTTTATCAATGTCCAATTATTTTCAATAAAATCATCCAAACCATTTACTGCTGCTCTGATATCTGCTTTCAGTAAAGTGCCAGAGCTAATAAGCCTAGAATCTCTCATTATTTCACGCCAAACCTTAACACGCTCATTCTCAGTTAATAAAGCCATTAGCTCTCCTTAACGTAATCAATAACATCCCATTTTGAATCTGCTGAATTGTATACTGCAAGTAAATACAATGTTTTACTTAATATAGTTGTGCTTGGAAGAGTAAAACCTATAGATCTCCAAATGGCATTCCATGTCAATCCTCTGGCAGTACCATTATCCTTAATTCTAAGTAGTATCGGCCAACCATCTGTCGGTGAACCACTGGGTGCATTAATGGTCATTGAATCTGCCAGTGCTGTTACGGAACACATTAGTTTTGCAGAGTCTGGAGTTAAGGAACTTGTGGAAGTAGTTGTATCTTCAGATCTTTCCAGTTTATTATTTAATC